ATGTGGGACTTTCAAGAAGAACTAATCCAAAAATTTCATAACAGCAGATTTAATATTGCTAAACTACCTAGGCAGACTGGTAAGTCTACTACTGTGGTTTCTTATCTGCTGCATTATATTTTGTTTAACGACAACGTTAACATTGGTATCCTAGCAAACAAAGCATCAACTGCTAGAGATCTTTTAGCAAGATTAGCTACAGCATATGAGAATCTACCTAAGTGGATTCAGCAGGGCGTGGTAGTATGGAACAAAGGTAATATTGAGTTAGAGAATGGCAGTAAAATATTGGCAGCTTCTACATCTGCATCTGCTGTCCGAGGCATGTCGTTTAACATCATCTTTCTCGACGAGTTCGCTTTCGTCCCAAATCACATTGCTGACTCGTTCTTTGCCTCTGTTTATCCTACTATCACTTCTGGTAAATCAACGAAAGTAATTATCATCTCTACCCCGTATGGTATGAACCACTTCTATAAGTTGTGGCAAGATGCTGTAAGCGGGAGAAATGGATATACTTATCACGAAGTACACTGGTCCCAGGTTCCTGGTAGGGATGCTGACTGGAAAGAACAAACAATTAAAAACACTTCCCAACGTCAATTCACACAAGAATTTGAATGTGAATTTCTGGGATCTGTTGACACACTAATCTCTGCCTCTAAACTCAAGACATTAGTATTTGAAGAACCAATCACTAGAAGTAAAGGATTGGATGTCTTTGAGAACCCAAAAGAAAATAATGAATACTTAATGACAGTTGACGTTAGTCGTGGAATCGGTGGCGACTATTCGGCTTTTATTGTGTATGATATTACTACTGTTCCATATCGTATTGTAGCCAAGTACAGAAACAACGAAATTAAACCGATGCTATTTCCTAGTGTCATTAATGATGTTGCTAGGGGATATAACAATGCTTGGGCAATGATCGAAGTTAATGATATCGGAGATCAAGTAGCATCTATTCTAAATTTTGATCTCGAATACCCCAACGTTCTTATGTGTGCTATGAGAGGACGTGCTGGTCAAATTGTTGGACAAGGATTCTCTGGTTCTAAAACACAACTCGGTGTCAAGATGAGTGTTACTGTGAAGAAAATTGGTTGTGCTAACCTCAAGCAGATTATCGAGGATGACAAACTTATCTTCAATGACTATGACATTATTAATGAACTGACTACATTTATCCAGAAGAAACAATCGTTTGAAGCAGACGATGGATTTCATGATGATCTTGTAATGTGTATGGTTATCTTCGCTTGGTTAGTACAGCAAGAATATTTCAAGGAGATGACTGATAATGATATTCGTCAACGTATCTATGACGAACAAAAAAATCAAATTGAACAAGACATGGCACCGTTCGGTTTCATTACCAGTGGACTGGAAGGTGATGAAGGATTTGTACAAGATGGTACTGTGTGGTATGGAGATACCCAGGAAGAAGTTGGGTACATGTGGAATCATTACTAATGGAATTTGATGATCAGTTTTCTCTAGACCATTTGATCTTTAAGGAGAGGACTTGTCGTGCTTGTGGAAAAACTAAAAGTTTGATGGATGATTTCTACCTGACTAGAAAAAATAGGGCAACAGTAGAGTCAGCATATTCATACGAATGTAAGTTGTGTACAGTAAGAAGAGTACTTGAAAGTAGGAAAAAGAGAGACACTACTTCAATGTGGGACTATCCAGATTGGTGATGTTCGTGTCGAGTTTCCCCACTCAAAGAGTCCAAAAATCTAAATAATATTAGATTAAACTCTGGATACCTTAAGGAGAAAAACACATGGCAAGTCTTATCTCGCCTGGTATTGTAATCAAGGAACGCGACCTCACTACTGCTGTTGTGACAAACGCCCAGTCTATTACTGGCGCTTTTGCTACAACTTTTGCTAGAGGACCCGTTGGAGAAATTACAACTATCGGCAGTCAGTCTGATCTACTAAACGTTTTCGGCAAGCCTTCAACGGCTAATGCTGAAGATTGGTTCGTAGCTTCAGAATTCCTAAATTACGGCGGTAGACTCGCTGTTGTACGTGCCGAGACGGGCACAAATTCGGCTAATACTGGTAGCAATGCTTCACTAAACGTCAGAAACTCTACTGATTGGTTGGGTGGTTTAGGAAGCGGCGAAACTTTTGTTGCTAAAAACCCAGGAGCTTGGGGCAATGCTTTAAGAGTTATCATTGCTGACCGTGGTCCTGACCAAATTATTACCCTTGCTACAGTACCTGCTAGCGCACCCGTTGCTGGTGGCGCTGTAACTTTCAATCTAAGTGGCGGAACCTCCGTTACTGCTGAGGTTGTATCGTATGCTGCTCAGGTTCTGACGATTGTCTTGGACGATCCATCTGTTCTAATTTCAACTGCTGATGAACTAGAAGATGGTGGTACTGATGTAGTAATTTCTTCTGCTATTGATTGGTGGTCAAACACTTCAGTTGGTGGTGTTGCTCTTTCGGCAATTGGTCCTCGTCCTGGCACTTCTGCTTATGCTGCTGATCGTAGCATCAAGTATGACGAACTACACGTTGCTGTTGTAGACAGCACTGGTGCTATCTCTGGTACTGCTGGTACTGTTATTGAGCGTCTAACATATCTTTCTAAACTAACTGATGGTAAAGGTTCTGAGAATCAGTCAACCTTCTACAAATCTGCTATCAATGCTGGATCTGAATTCATCTTCACTGGTTCCACAATTGCTGGTGCTATTGCTCCCTCATCTTCTGATGCTGGCGATGTATGGGCACAAGCTTCTGGAGATGCTGGTGTAAGTATGTTCACCCTTGCTGGTGCTACTTCATCTGATCTTGCTAATGGTGTTGACGACTACGCTTACAACTCTGGCGAAATTGATGAGGCTTACGAAGTATTCAGTGAGACTGAAGAATCTGCCGTAGACTTTGTTCTTATGGGTGGTTCTATGGCATCGGAAACCGATACTAAGTTGAAAGCAGCTACTGTAATGGCAGTCGCTCAAAACAGAAAAGACTGTATCGCTTTCCTATCTGCTCATAAAGGCAATCAAATTGCTTCCTCTGGTGGTGCTCTAACGAGATCCCTTCAGAAGACTAACACTATCAATTTCTTCAACACGCTAGCATCTACTTCCTACGCTGTATTTGATAGTGGTTACAAGTACATGTATGACCGCTTCAACGATCTGTATCGTTGGGTTCCTTGTAACGGCGACGTTGCTGGTCTCTGTGTTTCCACTTCTGCTAATCTAGAAGATTGGTTCTCACCTGCTGGCACCAATCGTGGTGGTCTAAGAAATGCCGTTAAGATGGCATTTAATCCAACTCAGTCTGATAGAGACGAACTGTATCAAGCAAGAGTCAATCCTATTGTTTCTCTTCCTGGTACTGGAACTGTACTCTTTGGTGACAAGACTGCTCTTGCTTCACCTTCAGCTTTCGACAGAATTAACGTTCGCCGTTTGTTCCTTGCTGTACAGAAGAGAGCAGAAGGTCTTGCTAAAGGAGTTCTCTTCGAGCAAAACGATGCTACAACTAGAGTTGGATTTGCCTCTGCTTTGAATTCATTCATGGCGGAAATTCAGGCAAGAAGAGGAGTTACCGACTTCCTCGTAGTTTGTGATGATACGAATAACACCTCATCGGTAGTAGATCGTAACGAGTTTGTTGCTGAAATTTATATCAAACCAACCCGTTCTATCAACTACGTTACCGTTACTCTAACGGCAACCAAGTCTGGTGTTTCCTTCAGTGAAGTTATCGGTGGTTGATAATTAATTTATTCACTTCACACACAAATTAAAGGAAAAAAACAATGGCAACACGTATTAACAATTTCATCACCAATATTGGGCAAGGCGTCAAGCCCAATATGTTCTCCATTGATATTCAATGGCCCAATGGGGGACTCACTTCAGGAGTCCCTGCTGATGCTACAGAAAAAGATTTGATCAATGTACTTTGTAAGTCCGCTGCTCTACCTGCTTCTAATCTAGGAGTAATCGAAGTTCCTTTCCGTGGTAGAACTGTCAAGATCGCTGGCGACCGTACCTTCGATACCTGG